TACTTACCGCTATATTATTATCGGTTGTATTGGCATCATCCTCATCCTTTGCGCAGGATATATCCTCTACCAGCCAAACGGAAGCGACTATCAGCGTACCATTAACGCAGTGGAACGAGCTCAAGAAAAACAACGAGAAAGCCTTGAGCTCAATCGAAGCATCCAGTATTCCATTGAGCGAAGCTCAGAGCTTAGTCATGAAGCAAAAGACCGAGTTGACCGAAGCACACAATACAATCAACAAATTGGAAAACGAATTGATGCAAGCCAAGCTTCAATCAATGAAGCAAGAAGTTACCTTAAACGAAATGCAGAACTCTTTGACCGAATTGAAAGGGCAAATAGAGAACGACAAGAAAACCATTAAACGCTTGCGGATGCAACGAAATGTATCACAAGTGTTAAGTGGTGGCGCAATTATAGGGGTAGCGTTCAAACATTAAGGAAGTGATCCATACATCTCCATAGCGTGTAATGGTGGATACACGCAACTATAAATAAAAGAGCCTACTAACATAGAATAAATCTACGTTGGTAGGCTCTATT